CTGACGCCGAAGGGCGACCTCGTATACACCTTCGAAGGGCCGACCACGGCCGCTCTGAGGACCAACATCCTCGCACACGCCGCGCACATCCCACCGACGAAGTTCCTGGAGGCCAAGTGACCAAGCTACGCATGCTCTACGACCGTCTACTCGTCCGCATCATCGACAACACGCAGAAGACCTCGGGCGGTCTCTACATCCCCGACATCGCCCGCGATGGCTCGCCCTGGCGCAGCGGCGAAGTCGTCGCGGTCGGACATGGACGCGTCAACGCCAACGGCGACGTCATTCCGCTCAAGGTCAAGGCCGGCGACTGCATCTGGTTCTTCCGCAACCCGGGCGGCGGCGAGCAACTCATCGTCCCCGATGACGACGGGACGGACCTGCTATGCATTCGCGAGCCGCACGTGCTTGCCATCCTCGACCAGAAGGCGCTCCCCCGCGGTACCGGCCTCATCGGGACCGACGGCAACGAGGTCGTCGTGACGGGGAGCGTGCAGTAATGGCGGTCATCATCCAGCGCATCCAGTTCGCGAAGCCCATCAGCTTCAATGGCAAGACCTTCGAGAGCCTGTCTCTCGGCAAGGACGGCAAGGACCGCGATTGGACCTGCCGGTTCGTCGACGGTGGCGTCCACGTCATCCACACCGAGCGCAAGACCGAGCTAGTGTGCTTCGTCCCGCACGCCAACATCCTGAACGTCGCGTTCGAGCCCGACGCCGAACCCAAGCCCGCGAAGGCGAAGAAGGTGGAAACATGACTCCCACGGACCTCGTCGAGATGTCGCCCGAGAAGGCGCAGGCGCTCAAGGTGTTCGATGCCGCATGCCGCGAGATGGCGACCACGAAAGCAGCGTACGACGCCAGTGCGATGAGGGTGCGTGAGGCCACGCAGCGCCTCATGGATCTGGCGGTGGCTGCCCACGAGGCGCCGAAGTGACGTGAAACTCTCGGACCGCGCGCTAGCAGCACTCGCCGCGTTCCGAGCTCGCACGGCTTCCGGGCAGCAGTCCTCGCGCGACCTCGCCGCGAAGCTGCGTGACTTCTTCTACGACAAGCAGCGCGAGTTCTTCCGCTCGCCGACTAAGCTGCGGGCAACGCGCAAAACGCGTCGTGCAGGCGCGACCACGGGCGGTGTGCGTGAGCTGCTCGCGCGCGCCATCGAGATCCCCGGGTTCCGGGCCATCTACGTGGCATCAACACGCATCGAGGCGAAGGCGCGCGCCTGGGAGAACGACACCCGCAACGGGCTCGTCGACGTCATCCGCGAGTTCGGCACGCAGCAAGATGTTCGCGGCGTCGAGCGCTACGCCTTCGGCGGCACGTTCGTCGACATCCGCGATGGTGACTTGGCGCTCGAGTTCGACAACGGGTCACGCATCGAGCTGTTCGGTGCCGACGATGAGCGCAGCATCAACAAGCAGCGTGGACGCGCGAAGCACGTCGTGTGGATCGACGAGGCGCAAGACTTCCGGTTCCTCGAGAAGTTCTACAAGTCCGTGGTGGACCCGGCCCTGCACGACTTCGAGGGCGAGTGCTGGATCAGCGGCACACCCGGCCAGGATTGCGCCGGCATGTTCTACGACATCACCAAGCAGGACGAATCGGACGGACCTCGGCTCCAGGGCTGGGAGGTCCACAGCATCGCGCAGGTGGATAACCCGTTCTTCGGTGCCACCCCGGAGGAGCGCTGGGAGCGGACGGCCGGCGAAGCCATGCGCCGCAACGGCTGGGCGGCCGACGACCCTGACCTCCAGCGCGAGCAGCTCGCCCTATGGGTGCGCTCGGACGGCAACTACGTGTTCGCGGTGCATGCGGTACCGGACCACGAACTGTGCTACGCGGATGCGCGCCTGCTCGATGATGGGTTCCCAGACATCGAAGCGGCCATGGCGGACCTTCCGCAGCGGGCTCGGCGAGACTACTTCTGCGCGCTCGGCGCCGACCTCGGCACCCGCGACGACTTCTCGTTCGTGCTCTGGGCGTGGTCGCTCCAGGACCCGACGCTCTACGAGGTGGCAAGCTGGAAGCGGCCAGGCCTCGACTACGACGAGATGTACAGCCACCTCGTGCGCGTCCGCGAGCGCGTGAGCGTTGGCCTCGTGGTCGCCGATGCAGGTGGTGGCGGCAAGCCGGCCGTGATGGGATGGAGCAAGAAGTGGATGGACCGCTACAACGTGCCAATCCAGGAAGCGGACAAGGCGACCCTCGTGGAGATTCAGGTCAAGATGATGAACAACGACATCAGGACCGGGAAGCTACGGCTGCGCCGCGGCGGTGTGCTCCTGAACGAGATGCGCGTCCTCCGGTGGCTCAAGATGCGGTCCGCTACCGGGCTGCGAATCATCGACCCCAAGACGCCTGACCATGCGTGCGATGCGGGCCGGTACGCGTTCACTCATGCGTTCCACCATCGAGCGCAGGTGCCAGAGGTGAAGCCGCCTGTTGGAAGCCTCGAACACCGGCAGCGTGAGGAACTCGAGCACGAGCAGGCCCTCGAGGAACAGCTCGATAGGGAAGAGGCTTGGTGGTCCTGAGTTATCCACAGTCCATGCCGACCCCGTTTCTGTGAACCCTAGGAGGGCGGAAGGAGAGGGAGACCCAGAGGGAACCCATCCAAACCATCGGACCCGACCCCGGTCACTGAGCCGCTCGACCCAACCCCGGTGAACCCGGAATCGGACCACGGGAGACCCCAGCGGCCCACCTCAAGGCTCTGACACCAGTGATGTCGAGCGCGGAACATCAGGAGCAGTCAGCTGAGGCGTGGAGAAGAACGCGGAACTAAGATTGCCATCTCCATGCCACTACCTGTCAATAGCTGAATGGGACGAGATTGTCATAATTCGAACAGGTAAGACCACTTTGTCATGACTTGGTCATAACTTGATCACGGTTTGGTCAGGATGGCCCCAGATGATAAGCTACCACGTAGCGGCAACTTGCATTCCAAGACGTCACCTGTGATACAACTCGAACAGGTGGCACGCCCGAAGACGTCATCGCCTGTGCTCGAGCTGCGCGAGCTGCTGCTGTGGGCGCGCTCGGAGGGTATCGTCTTGGGTACGGTCTGCGTCGGAGACGTATCCGTGACCGTGACTGACCTGCGGATGGAAGGCCCGAAGGCAAAGAAACCGCGCCGCGGTGACATCCTGCGCGAGTTCGCGGGTGAGCACGCGGCGATGCTGCGCGAGGCCGGGCTCGACGACGATAGCGACGAGGACGACGACAAGACGGCGGTGCAGTAGTGGCCAAGACGGTCCGCACGCAACGCGGCGAGGGTCAGAACCTCCAGTCCGGTACGCGCTGGTGGCTCATGAAGGGCCAAGCCAAGGTTGCAGACGGCGTGTTCGCCTGGCTGGACCGGCTGCGGACGCGCCAGCGCGCCGAGAACTTCCGAGACCTGCTGTTCGAGGCCATCTACACCGGGCGCCCGCTCGGGCTCGACAGCGATTACCCGTACGTCTACACGCGCCAGAGCAAGGGAGCTCCAGCGCGCTTGAATGTCGTCGAGTCGGTCGTCGATACGGTGGCCAGCAAGCTCAGCCGCCGCCGCCCGATGCCGGTCATCTCGGCCGATGACGCTGGATGGGGCGAGCGCCTGTTCGCGAAGCGCGCGTCCCGCATCATCCGCCGCAAAATTGGCGGCGAGGCGCTCGAGCGCATGTTTCCCGAGGTGGTCACCGACACCTGTGTGCGTGGGACGGGCGCCATCAAGGTCTACTCGGAAGAAGGTGACGTGTTCGCCGAGCGCATTCCGCGCTACGAATGCATCGTCGACCCGCGCGAAGCGAAGTACGGCAAGCCCAAGACGCTCGTCCATACGAAGGCCGTGGCGTGCGACGTCCTGTGCTCGCAGTTCCCCAAGTACGAAGACGCCATCCGCAAGGCGTCCCGCATGCGCGTCGACGACTGGCAACCGTTCGACTACGACAGCCCCGTCGAGTCGGACATGGTGCAGGTGGCTGAGGCGTGGCGCCTTCCCATCGGCGACTACCCGGGCCGGCACGTCATCGTCATCCGCGGCCAGGTGCTCTACGACGAGGAGTGGACGCGCAAGCGGTTCCCCATCATCTTCGGGCGCTGGAAGAAGATGCCGCGCGGCATGTGGGGCAAGGGTCTCGTGGAGATTCTCGCCGGCCTTCAGTCGTTCATCGACTCGGAGTTCAAGGACATCCAGGAAGCGTTCTACTGGGCGTCCGGGCTCATCACGTTCACCCCGCGTGGGTCCGCCATCGTCAAGCACCACCTCGTCGCGCGCGGCCCCAAGGTCGTCGAGCACGAGGGCGCCATCCCGCAGTACATCGCGCCGACGGTGGTCAGCCCGCAGCGGCTCCAGTTCTTCTGGTCCATCGTCGAGCGCGCCTATGAGATTGCCGGCGTGTCGCAGCTCTCGGCATCGAGCAAGAACCCGTTGGGGTCGAACGCGAGCGGCAAGGCCATCGACACGATGTATGACATCGAGTCCGACCGCTTCAGCGACCAGGAGCTCGAAATCGAGTGGACCCGCCTCGAGGTCGGCCGCGCCATCCTCGACGAAGCGCGCGCTCTCGCGATGACCAAGGACGACGACAAGGACGCGGACAACGACCTGGCCCCGTGGATCAAGGAAATCGGCACCGCGTCCGCCTGGAAGAAGTTCGACATCGACGGCGGCAAGTACCACCTCATCATGGAGGCCGAGAACTTCGTGCCAGACTCGCGCGGTGGGCGCCTCTCGACCGTCGGCGAGCTCGGCAAGGCCGGCCTCGAGGGCGACCAGACCAAGCTCCTGTCCGAGTTCGACGAGCCGGACCTCCAGAAGTACTTCCGGGACAAGTTGGCGCCCTACAACGCGTGCTGTGCTGTGCTCGAGCAGGTGGGCAACGTCGAAGAAGACATGCCCTACGTGGACCCGCAGTTCGCGCCGTACGACCAGCTCCTCCACGAGTGCAAGAACGAGTACATGGACGCCAAGAGCCGCAACGCTCCTGAAGACGTCCTCCAGCGCTACCGCGACTACTTGCAGCTCATCGTCGCCGAGCAACAGAAGGCAGCACCCGCACCGATGCCAGGTGGACCGATGCCCGGTATGGGCGCACCACCCGGACAGCCACCCGGCCCACTTCCCATGACCCAGCAGCTCATCCCCGGACCACAGGGTCCGCAGGGTGCGCCTGGCCTGCCGACTCCCAACCCACTCATGCCCCAGGGATTAGCGTGAACCATGTCTGACTTCGACACCGACGAACCGGCCATCGCAACGAACGACGCCCCGCCGCCGCGCAACGACTTCGCTGACCAGCAGCAGCTCGGCGGCCAGGACGACACGCCGCGCCGGCTCACGCGCCAGCGTCAGCAGACCACGCGCGCCGCGTTCGAGCAGGCCTTCGGCGAGCAGGGTAAGTTCCGCATCAAGCCCGGGGATTCGGTCGACGAACTTGTCCCCGCTATCACTGATTCGCCGGTCGCTGACGAGCCTGCCGCTGCGCCATCCGCGGCACCCCCGTCCCCGTCAGCGGCCGGCGCCTCGCCTGAAACCCACGTCCTCTACGAGCTCCAGCAAGAGCGCGCCCGCATGCTCGATGAGCGCGAGGCGAAGCTGGCCGAGCGCGAGAAGGCCCACAAGGAATGGGCGGACCGCTTCAAGGACGACCCCGCCGACACCGTGCGGCAGCTCATCCGCGAGGCTCACGGGCTCGACTCGGATGACAAGGTGAAGTCCTACGCGATGGACGTCGTGTCGGACCTGACCGGATCCGTGCTCGGACTCGAGGTCCCGCCCGAGGCGCGCGCCCGCATGGCGACGCAGCGCGCCGAGCGGACCATCCGCGAGCACAACAAGAAGCTCGAGAAGATGACCAAGGACCGCGAGGCCGAGGACGCCAAGCGCGCTGCCGCCGAGCGTGACCGGCAAGAGCAAGAGGGATTGCGCTCCCAGCTCGAGCAGGTGAAGGACAAGTACCCTTGGCTGATGGCCGAGGATGACCCGCATGTCCTCCTCCACAAGTTCGCCGCGAAGGTGCTGGAAACCGAACCGAACGTCCAGCATTCGTGGTCTACTATCGCCCAGCGGGCAAATGACCTGCTCAAGTCTCAAGCCTCCGCGTACTACGGCAAGCGGAAGCACCTTCTAACCCCGGAGCCCCCTCAACCGAAGCAACCGCCACAGCAGACATCGACCCAGGACCGCGCGCCAGGTAGCCGCGCAACGATGACGCTCACGAACGGTCAAGCCCAAGAGCCACCGACTGGCAATCCCGCCAAGCCGATGACGAATGAGGAACGTCGACGAGCCAGCATGAAGAAGCTGGTCTTCCGAGACTGACGGTGTTCGAAGGTCACTCGCCGAGAAAGTGACCAGCTACCATGTCTGCAGGACTCGACCTAACGGGTTTCGACCCGATGCTCAAGGATCACTACAGCCCCCTGGCTGTTCCCAACATCGCCTTCCAGAAGAACCCCGCTCTCGGCATGCTCAAGAAGTCGAGCAAGCAGCCGGGCGGTGGCCGCAAGTGGGTCCAGCCGTTCCAGTTCGGATACGCTGGCGGTGGCTCGTCGGACTTCCCGACGGCCATGAGCGCGTCCAACAACTTCTCCAAGTATGAGGCGTGGGAAGTCACCCGCGCCAAGCATTACCGCCTTGCGCAGGTGGACAACGAGACCATCGAGGCAACCGCGTCCGGTAACATGGACGCGTTCGAGCCGGCGTTCGACGAGTTCGACAAGGGCATCGAGGCCGAGGCGAACTGGATCAACTTCCGGTTCTACCGCTCGAAGGGCGGCGCCATCGGGCGCACGACAAACTCGAACCTCGCGACGACCGCGATGGTCATCGACGACGCCGCGGGCACGTGGGCTGTCACGAAGTCAGATATCCTCCAGCTCTCGAGCACGGATGGCACGTCGGGATCGGTCCGCACTGGCACCGTGACGGTGTCCGCCATCTCGCGTCAGCCGACGTCGACCGGAACGGGCACCATCACCCTGACCAGCAACATCAGTACCGGCATCCCGGCCGCGGCGCAGAACGACTACATCTTCCTGAAGGGTGACTTCGGCCTGGCCCCGGCTGGTCTCGCCGACTGGATCCCGGACTCGGCGCCGTCGAGCACGTCGTTCTTCGGTGTCGACCGCACGGCCGAGGCCGAGATGATGGGCGGGCTCCGCATCGACAACTCGTCGGTCGGTGCGCCGCTCAACGAGCTCTACACGGACATGGCCGCCCAGATCGACAACATGGGTGGCTCGCCGGACATCGCCCTCCTGCACCCCATCACCGCCGCGACGCTCTCGAAGCAGCTCGACGGTCGCTGGGTCACGCTGAAGGCAGTCAACTTCGACGGGTCCGATGCGGAAATCGGCTACCGCGGGTTCCAGGTCAACTTCAGTGGTCACGACGTGACCCTGATGACCGACCGCATGTGCCCGGTCAACCGCACGTACATGCTTGACTGGAACGTCCTGACGATGTTCTCGGCCGGCCCGGCGCCCAACTTCCTTCAGAAGCGCGCCGGCAGCATCATCAAGGTCTCGGAGGCCTTCGACGGCTACGAGGCTCGCATCGGCGAGTACATCAACTTCGTCGACCGCGTTCCCGGCTACGGGTGCGTGGGAATCCTCGCGTAAGGAGCAACCACCATGGCGCAGCTCACCCGCGGTGCATCGGGCACCATCAAGTCGTTCTCTACCGGGGCCATCGTTGGCGTCGTCGGTGCCGTGGGCGCTGCGACGTCTGCACTCACGGTGGAGGCCACGACCAACCTCAAGACGACGGACAACCTGTTCTCTTCGTGCACCCGCACGTCGACCGGCCTGTTCGTTATTACCTTGAAGCAGTTGACCAACATCCTCTACATCGTGCCGGAAATCTACAACGCGTCCGGCACCACGCTGTACGCCACGATTCGGACGTGGTCGCTATCGGCCAAGACCATCACGCTGGACGTTCGCGACGGTGCGAGCTCGAGCGCGGTCGCGGACCCGACGACGAGCGACCACATCCGCGTGGCCATCGTGATGAAGGACTCGAACACGTAGCCAGCTCCCTCTGCACGAGAATCCACCATGGCTCGCACCCGGACATTGCTTCAGCTACGCACCTCGGTACAGCAGCGTGGCGCGTATGAGAACTCCGCGGACATCACGTCGGCGATTCTCACCGAGGCCATCAACGAAGCCATTAGCGAGACCTATGACATTCTCGTGCAGCGATGGGCGGACTACTACGTCACCCGCGCCAATCTGACCGTCACGGCGAACGCCGACACGGTCGCGTTGCCCTCCGACTTCTACAAGCTCCGCAAGCTCGAGGTTGTCGACTCCACGGCGCCATCGGGCTACCGCAAACTGTCCACCCTCGACCTGTCGGCCTCGCACGCCGTCGGGTCACAGGTCGTTGGCAAGCGCTACCGCTACCGTCTCGAGCAGGGCAACGTCGTGCTCATGCCGACGCCCACCACGGGCGAGACGCTGCGCATCTTCTACGTCCCCGAGTTCACCTTGCTCTCGGCGGACGGCGACACGTTCGACGGCATCAACGGCTACGAGGAGCTCGTGATTCAGCTCGCCCTCCTGCGCTGCAAGCGCCGCGAGGAACTGCCGACCGATGACATTGAGCGCGAAATCAACCGGCTCACCCTCCGCGTGCGCGATGCCGCCGACGGGCGTGATGCTTCGGCCCCGCTCATGTACAACCCGTTCGGTCCAGTGGACGTCGACTACGACGAGGAGTGGTGATGCCGGTCGATAAGGTCCGACGCCCGCCCCAGCGTCAGCAGGTCTCGCCGCACCAGGTCCCCACCTGGGAATCGGCGAGCCGCGCGAACGACGCCATCACGGCGCAGCTTGGCGCATTGTCGCAGCACGAGCGCAACATCCTCGTGGTCGACCTCGTAGTGGGAGCGAACCGCATCAACCACGGGCTCTCTGCCGCGGCGCGCGGTGCGACCCTGACGCCGACCGTCGCGGATGCTTCGTTCGCGTGGTCCTTCGCGGCGAGTGGTGACAAGCAGGTCGTTATCACGGTCGTCGGTGTGAATCAGCCCAAGGCAATCGTGGAGGTGTTCAGATGACGAGCCCGAACATGGGATTGGTCTACCCGACGCTGCACGGGAGCAGCGACGTTTGGGGAGACATTCTCGATACAATCTTCGACACCATCGACGTGCACGACCACACGACGGGCAAGGGCGTCCCCGTTCCTTCGGCGGGTCTGCGCATCAACGCGGACGTCGCGTGGGCGTACTCGGGAACGGCGTACGCCATCACGGGCGCGAAGGGGTTCGCGACGACGCCGACCGCAGCATCGAGCGTAACCTCGTACACGAACATGCTGTTCGCGAACAGCAGCGACTCCAACAACCTCTACTTCCGCAACAGCAGCGGAACGAACGTCCAAATCACGTCGGGCTCGACCATTAATGTCTCGGTGGTAGGCGGCATTGGCGGCGACTATGCCAGCGTCGGCGCACTGCTGTCGTTCGACGATGCGACGGATAGCTACTGGCTCCAACAGCAGGGTTCTCCGCGTCCGTGGGCGCGCATCCGCGTCGGTGACGTGGACATCTACGAGACCGCAGCGAGCGTTACGCAGCGCATTAGGTTGCAATCACCGGCCGCGTTGGCGGCGAGCTACGCGCTGACCTTCCCGGGCGCTCTGCCTGGCTCTACTCTGGCCATTCAGAGTTCGAGCGCTGGCGTCCTCACGTTCTCGAACGCATTCACCGGACCAGTGACGTCGACCACGGACATCACAGCGAACGTATCTACGGGCATCATCAAGGGCGCGATGTTCATCGAAACCGGGCCCAAGACGCTTTTCGTCAGTGCATCATCGGCGACTGGACAGACAGGTGGCGGCACCGGGCCGTCGTCGTGGGACGGGCAGAAGTGGTCGGTGCTGACGACTACAGGGAACCTGTCCTATCCGGTGAACCTGACCGCGCATGCCGGAGTCACGACGAAAATTACTGGGTGGACATTCTACTATCGCAAGACTTCTGCTACTGGGACCATCACAGCGACACTCTCCTACTATGACGAGTCGAGCGGCGGCCTGGCTACCATCGGTAGCGCCCAGACCGATAGCCGCAACAACCCCGGGTTCGTTAGCTTCACCGTCACGGGGTTGACTCACACCATCACGAATGGTCGTGCGTATGTTCTCAACGTGACTGGCGGTGGTACGACCGGAGATGAGTTCAACGGTCTCGAAGTCACCTATACGGAGTCGTAGTCATGGCGCTCCGCAAGGCATCGACCACCATCAGCTTCGCGGGTGGTGTGTCAACCAAGATGGACCCCAAGCAGGTTCCGGCCGCGAAGCTGCTCGACCTCCAGAACGCGACGTTCACGAAGGAGAACGCCCTCGCGAAGCGGAACGGTTACCGGGCGCTCGGTCAGCTCGTGGACAACGCGTCGGCGACCTACGCGAACGCGCGCGGGTTCGGTCAGCGCGATGGCGAGCTCGTGATATCTACCGACTCGGCGAGCTACAGCTATCGCCCGTCGTCGGATACATGGAGCAGCATCGGCGACGTCGCGAGCGTGCAGGCAACGACGCACCCAATCGCTCGCTCAGGCACTGCGCAATACGGACCTGACTCGGCGGTCATCTCTGGCATCCGCCTGCTCGGATGGTTGGACTCGCGCGGCGGCGTATGGTGCTCGGTCATCGAGGACGCGACCGGGCGCGTGCTGCTCCAGGATACGCAGCTAGACTCGAATACGAACGCGCACAAAGTGAGGTGTGTAAATACGGACTCGACGCTATGCGTGATGTGGGTACGCGAAGACCTCAACGAGGTTCTCATCGCAGTAGTCAACCCGGCGACTCCGGAGACGGTGCCGGTGCCGTCGGTATTGCTGGACGACATCGATCCTAACTACTACGCATACGATGCGGTATCGATGGCCATGCCTGCACCTACGCAGGCGTACATCATGTGGGTGACGTCCGCGACGACGTTCCGCATCGGCGTCATCACGAGCTACGGAACCCTCGGCTCACCTGTTAGCGGGTTCCCATCGGTCGCGACGCTGACTATCGGTTCTGGCGGGCCAATACTGAACCACGCAGCGCTCGCGGTTGGCCCCGACGGGACCATGGCTGCGGTGTTCGGGTGTGCCACGTTGCAGGTGTCGTTCGTAGATTCGTCGCTCAATTTGGTGCGCGCGATGGCCAGCATCGTTGACACGACCACTGCGGTTCGTATCACCGGAGCGTTTGGAGAGAGCGATGGACTGCTCCAGAACGGCGGGCAGAGTTACTGCTACTTCGATGCCGTGGTCGAAGTCGGTGATGGACTCGATAACACTGACCTCCATTCCATTCTGCGGCGTCGTCTGCTCGTAGGAAGCACGACGTATGATTCAGAACCAGAGGAGGTACTCTTAGGCCATTGTCTGGCGTCACGCGCGTTCTTCGATGGCCCTGATCCAACGGCAACGGTGTTCTACGGTCAAACCTACGTTGCTGTCGTGAAGGCATACAAGCTGTTCCCGTACGTAGCCGTTGTGCGGTTATCAAGTTCGGCTGGATTTGGCGGGTCCGCGCATACGATGGTCGCGGCGCGACTACTGCCAGGAGAGTCGGCCGGTGCGCTGTTCAGACCGAACGGTAGCAGCTTCCTTCCCATCCCGTTCCTGCCGTCGGTGACGAGGCTTAACGCGGCGACGGAGGCCAACGCACGCGAGCATGTCATCCCGCTACTCTATCGCATCCAGCTCGCAAACTCGAGCGGCGACCAGTTCAGCGAGCAGGGCATCAAGCTAGCAACGCTCGACTTCGACGCTGACGGCGCGTTCCAGAGCGTTCAGTTCGGCCGTAACATGTACATGGCTGGCGCGTGCCCATCCGCGTATGACGGGAACCAGTGGTCCGAGGCGACCATCCATTGCGCGCCGGATACCGGATACACTGACCTCGGAGCAACCATCGCGTTGTCGTCGAAGTTCACTAACGGTGGAGCAGGCGCGGTTCCATCCGGCACGTACCTCTATGCATGGTGGTACGAACACGTCGACGCACAGGGCGAACTGCATCCCGGGCCCGTGAACAAGGTGCTGGTGACTGTAACCGACGGACCCTATCTCGTCTCAATCACCATCCCTACCTACCGGCTGACGTCGCGAGACCACGTGCGAGTCTGTGTCGCGCGCTCCGTCGCTGGCGCGACGGGCACCGATGCGACCATTGAGCTATTTCGCATCACCGACACGTCTCCACAAAACTCCACAGGTGCGAACCGCTACGTGGAGAACTCGACGACGGCAGACACGGTCACGCTCACCGACAATCTAACTGACGCAAACCTCATCCTCCGTGAACCGCTCTACACGAACGGTGGCATCCTCTCGAACGACCCGGAGCCATGGGCGGGCGGCGCCATCGCAACTGGCAAGGGGCGCATCTACTGGACCGACCCGAGCGACCCGAACCTCGTGAGGTTCTCGCAGCAGCGCGCCGACGACACCGGTCTGGAGGCACCAAACCCGCTGTCGCTGCTCGTTGACCCGTTCGGCGGTTCCATCGTGGGGCTAGCCGTGCTCGACGACGCCATCGTGGTGCTCAAAGAGACGGCTATCTACATCTTCGGTGGTCCAGGTCCACTCGCCGATGGCGGACAGGTCACACAGGACAGCTTCACGCCGGCCGCGTTGCTCACCTCGGACGTCGGATGCTCGAGCGCAACCAGCATCGCGCAGACGCCGAACGGCATCGTGTTCCAGTCGAGCAAGGGCATCTTCCTGGTCGGGCGCGACCGCAGCATTCGGCCCATCGGCGACGACGTCTACGCATACAAGGACCAGCGCATCACGCGCGCAACGCTCCTGCCCGACCGTCACCAGGTCATCTTCCTGACCGACGCGGGGTCGACGCTCCTGTGGGACTACGAGCGTCAGCAGTGGTCGCGCTACACGAACCACGAAGGGCTCGATGGCGCGGTGGTCGGCGGCGTCTATCACTACCTCCGCACGGACGGGCGCGTGTTCGCTGAGACCATCGGCACGTATGTTGATGACAACCGCCACATCCCGATGGTCATCGAGACCGCGTGGGTGAAGATGGCGGGTTATATGCAGGCCTGGCAGAAGGTGTGGCACGCCTACTTCCTGGGGAAGTACATCAGCAGCCACCAACTCCGCGTGCAGTACCGCATCGACTACCAGGATGCCTACTCAGCGCCCATCGACATCAACGTTGACGCCAACTACAACCCCGAGAACTATGGGGACGGCAACTACGGGGACGGCGACTACGGCGGCACTGGCGGCGCGACGACGGTCTACCAAGAGAAGGTGCACCTCAACGTCCGTTGCCAGGCTATCTCGTTCAAGGTCCAGGATATCGAGCCGACTGACACCTACGGTGCCGCGTTCGAGCTGTCCGAGCTCATGCTGACAGGCGGGATTCTCGGCGCGGGCTTTGTCCCGGGCGCGAATCGGCAGACGTGACCTGGCCCGAAGTGATAACCTCCACCTCAACGCCAAGGAGCTAGCCATGGGATTCTGGGACACGATGCTTGGTGGCGCGAACGCGTCCACGAATCCGAGCGACTACAAGACGCCCTACCAGGACCGCCCTCAGATTATGGGCATGATCAACCAAGGCTACGGCTCTGCCGGTGGTCGCGCGGCGCCGACAGTCGACCCGGCGTTCCGCAACGCGCAGCTTCAGCAGCTCGGCCAGCTCCAGAGCATCGCGTCTGGGCAGCAGCAGGGCGCGGGCGAGCTCGCGGCGCAACGGCAGGCGCAGAACGCGCTCGCGGCGCAGCAAGCCAACGCGCGCATGGTTCGCGGCTCCGGCTCCGGCATGGCGATGCTCGGCGCGCAGCGGCAGTCCGCTGGCATCGGCGTCAACGCGGCCGGCCAGGCGCAGCAGGCGGCGATGCAGGACCAGATGAACGCCCAGAACATGCTCGCGCAGGTGGGCGCGCAGGGTCGTTCCGGTGACCTCGGTGTTGCCGGCATGCAGCAGCAGCAGATGAGCATCAACGACCAGGCGCAGCTCGCCTACCTGTCCCAGCTCACTGGGATGGACGCAAACCAGTTGCAGGCGCAGATGCAGGCGTACCAGGCAGCCGGTCAACGCCAGGGCATCCTCGGCGGGCTCATCAGTGCAGGCGCGCAGGTCGGCGGCGCGGCGCTCATGCACTCGGACAAGAACCTCAAGAAGGACATCAAGGACGGCGGGCGCGACGTCGACGATGCGCTCTCGAAGCTGTCGCCCAAGCACTACTCGTACAAAGACCCGGCGCACGGCGAAGGCGCGCGCGTCGGCATCATGGCTCAGGACCTCGAGCGCTCGAAGCTCGGGCGCGTCGTCGTGTTCAATGCGCCGGCCGGCAAGGCGCTCGACGTGAACAAGGCGTTGTCCCTCTCCCTCGCCGCGAATGCCCGCCTGCACGAGCGCGTGAGCAAGCTCGAGAAGATGAAGCGGTAACATGCCCGGCTCGATCCTCAGCGAGACCGAGGGCTCGTACATCGTCGACGATGGCACCGGGAACATCACGGCCGTTCCCAAGGGCACCATCGACCCGAAGGCGTACGGCTACACGCCGACGACTCCCGCTGCGCCGACGCCCACGCAGGACAACGCTCCCGCGCCCGCGCCGGTCGCGCCGCCGACGTCGGGCCCGGTCGGGTTCATGCCGGCGCAGCCCGGCCAGGGGACAGGTATCGGGTCGGTCATGCCGACGCCAGTCATCGCGCCGACGCCGCAGCAGGTCCAGTCGTTCGGTCCGCCGCCGACGCCAGCACCGCCGCCCAAGCCGCTGACGCAGGGACAGCATGGCATGGGGCTCGAAGAGGTCGGCGCATCCGAGGGGATGGCCGGCATCCGCGACCAGCAGCAGGGGGCGCTCGCTGAGGGTACGGCGAAGGCGGCGCAGTCCGACGCGACCGCGCGTGCGATGGCCAAGACGAACGATGACATCCTCGCGCAGCAGAAGGCGCAAGCGGCGCAGCAGCAGGCTGACCACGCGCGCTACCAGCAGTACCAGACCGACGCGAAGAACGCGCTCAACGCGGCCGACAACTACCAGGTGGACCGCAACCGGCTCTACAACAACATGGGTACCGCCAAGAAGGTCGGCGTCTACCTAATGGCCGCGCTGTCTGGGCTCGGCGATGCGTTGCAGCACAAGAGCGGCCCGAATGCTGTGCTCGGGATGCTCGACGGCGCCATCGCGCAGGACGTGAACGCGCAGCTCGACGAGCGCGAGCGGCTCGGCAAGAAGGCGCAGCACGCACAGACGACGATGGACCGCTTCGTCGACGCGTCCAAGGACCGGCAGCAGGCGTTCAACGCGAAGATGGCACAGATGAAGGAGAACGCGGCGCGCGACATCGAGCGCATCGCGGCGCAGTACGGTTCGCCCGAGGCGATGGCGCGGGCGGCACAGACCGCGGGCGCGCTGCGTGCGCAAGCGGGCGACCACATCGAAAAGGCCGGCGAGCGGATGTACCAGCAGGACTTCCAGGAGCGCCAGATGCAGGCGCAGGACAAGCGCGCGGCACAGGCGAACGCGATCGCGGGCGGGCATCTCGCGCTCGCGCAGAAGCAGTTCACCCTCGCGCAGAAGACCGAGGAGGACCGCGCCGCGAACGAGGCAGCCGCGCTCGCCCTCAAGGCGCAGGGCAAGGACCCAGAGACGGTCAAGCTCGTCATGGAGCAAGGCGTCGGCGGCTTGAAGAACGACGACGGCACGCCGTTCGTTGCGGGTGACAAGGAGCGCGCCACCAAGCTCATCGACCAGAAGGCGGGCGTGGACTCCCTCAACGAGATCGCCAACGAGCTCGTCAACATGAAGAAGGCGAGCGGTGGCGCCAACAACTACACGTCGAGCGCGCGCTACGAGGAAATCAGGTCGAAGATGCAGGCGCTGCTCGTCGCCACGCACGCCGGCATGAACATCCCCGGGTTCAAGGGCCCCGTTGTCGAGCACCTCGAGAAAGCCCTCGAGCCGGGCGGCGACTTCACGTCGTACATCCGCGACAACACCGCTGGCCTCATCGCGACCCGCGACAGCGCGAATACGCTCTTCACGAACCAGCTACGCGCGGCGTCTGGCGGCAAGTTCACCGGCTCGTACGCGCCACTGGACACGACGAAGTTCTCCGACCCGAGCCTGAACGCTCTCGACAAGGACCAGGAGATGGTCATGTCGAAAGCGACAGTCAACACGATCCAGGGTCCGGTCAGCGCCGCTGACAACATCAACCCCGCGCAGAAGGCGGCGATCCAGCACTTCGTTACCACGGCATCAACCGCGCCGGATGCGAACGACCGCAAGCTCGCGTTCGAGCGCCTCGTGTACGCGTCGCAGAACGCGCCCGATCAGACCATCAGGGACTACGCGAGCCAGAAGCTCGCAGAGGTCAACGGCGGAAGCGTCTTGAACACGTCGCTCAATGCGCCCGAACAAGTGAGCGGCGGAACCGCGCCGTATCAGCGACAGGGCGCACTGTCCGACGTCGATCGCGCGAAGGTCATAGCGACCCTGAAGGCGCAGGCCGAGAGCAGTGATCCGGAGTTCGCCGCGCAGGCGAAGGCGATGCTCGCGCGCATGACCG